TGCCATTGAGTACAGTTCCACCAGATGCTGCAAAAGCGGCATATAAAGGTGGAAAAAAAGATGGTGACGATACAGATGATCAAATTCCATCATCAAAAGCATCAGTTGCGGCTGCTAAATTAAAACCATCTCAAAAAGAGGTAGTTCCACAAAAGGCAGTGGAATTTGCTTTCTCAGCAATAATGAAAATTAAACCAATGGAAAGTGGTCCAGGTGGTGACTTACAGGCAATTATTTCAAATGATAACTTTATCATGGATGGACACCATAGATGGGCAGCAACATTTCTTGTGGATCCTTCTGCTGCTATTCAAGCAACAAAAATTGACCTTCCTGGTGCAGCTCTTGTGACTGCATTAAATGTTGTGACGAAAGGTTTAGGTCGTGGTGGTAATACTGGTAAAGGTGATATATCGAAATTCGGTGGTAAGCCAATTGAAGATGCTATTGATGTAGTCTTAGCAAATGGATATTGGGCACAGTCTGATGCGGAAAAATGCAAAAAGGCATTTGAAGAATGGGGTGGTGGTTCTGTTGAAGATGCAAAAAAGAAAATGGTTGCTAATGCGTCAAAGATGCCAAAGGCAATTCCTGGTTGGGCACCAAATCGTGTAAATATGCCAGTTATCAATGCTCCTGAAGTTGGAACTATTGCTAAGGCAATTGCAGCTGGTGTTATTGACTTAAAAGCCCCTTATGGTGATGACGTTAAATCAAAGATGGAATCGTACTATAAAATTAGAACAGGACAAAAACCACTCACCGAAAATATTATGAGAAAACTCCGTGAATACAATACGGTAAATCAAAAAAGATTGCAAGAATCATATTTGAAAAAAGTTAAAAAACAAAGACTTCACGAAAAATTAACAAGATTATTAAAACCTATTGTTGCTGAAATAATCAAAAGTAAGTTAAGAAAACGATAAATTAAGTAAATGTTAAGAAAGCATACCCCGTAAATTTTTATGGGGTTTTTATTTTAATTTTATATTTATTGTAAAACTGTATCAACGATTTTGAAGTATTATGGAGTCACTATGTCAAACAGTCGTAAACAACTAAACTCTTTGAAATACCTTATGAACGAGGTAATGTCAGAAAAGAGAATGGCACAAAAAATTAACTCAAACACTATTAAATTTACAACACTTGATGAATCTGCAATCAATTCATTGTTGGAATCCGATGTATTTACAAAGAATGAATCGGCTGCAATGCGGATTTTGTTTTCAAAGACAAAAACAAAAACATTGAGTGAGTCCGTAATAAAGAAATTGGACAAAAGTGTAAAAACAATAGTTGAATCTAAAGACGGTGATTCTGTATTGTCCGAAGGATTTTTTGGTGACATATGGGATGGTCTAAAAGGTTTGGGCGATAAAGCAAAAGAAGTTCTTGCCGGTGGATGGGGTAAAATAAAAGCAGTTTGGTCTGAATTTTCTGCACTTGTCACAGAAGTTGCTTCCGCTTGTAAAGATGGACTGTTAAAGGCATTTGGATCTTTCGCTGGAAAGGCAAAAGATGCCGCAGCGAAGGCATCATCAGAAGCAGAGAAAAAAATTTCCTCAATATCCGATCAAAAAACTTTTGCAACAGAAGTAAAAAATCTATATGATTCTTCAAAATACATAACAACAACATTTTTTAGTAAATGGATTTCCGCTCCAACATGGGAAAAGGATATGGTTGCCGGTAGTGTTGCTCCCGCAGAAGATGTTAAGATTGATGCTGCAAAGGCAGAAGATGGGTTGGATGACTTAAAAACCATGGAATCTGTAAACAAAATAAAACTAAATCTTATTAAAGAAAGAAACAGATTGTTTTCAAATTCTAATGTTGTTTCCGAATTGTATAGAAGTTCAAATAATAGGGCGTTTATATTTGAAGGTGGTGGATTTGCACATCTTGAGGGGGCAATTAAAAACCCCGCATTGAAAGGTATAGTTGAAATGAGTGTTAAAATACTACAATCAGTTTTTGCACCTTTAGCAAAGATTGCACAAGTAGTTGCAGGTTTGGTTGGTAAAGAATTATTGAAAAAGTTTTCAGAAGGCGTTAAACTTTTAGGTGGACCTGGTGTATTTGAATTTGTAATTCTTTCTGGTATATTATCCGAGACAATGGAAGTTGCTGTAAAACTATTAACTCCTGGTGGTGCAGATATTGCTGCATTTTTTATTCCACCACTTCTTCCTATTGTTGCTACAGCTAAAACTTTCATTACTATTGTTGGTGGTTGTCTAATAACATACAGCGTTGCAACGGTAATAGTGAACATGATACCAACACTACAAAAGAAAGCAGCAGGTGGGGATAAACATGAATCATATAACTCACGTGGTGAATTTAAGATACAAGACGGTAATTTGGTATACGTAAAATAAATTACTTAAAAATAAATTTTAATAAAGGGTGATAGTTGTCACCCTTTTTTATTTTGACTTTGCTATTTATTACAAATGGAAACTCAACTTCAATATATTGATATTATAAAATTGGCCGTATCCAGTATGGCTACACTAATTGGTGTTTTCCTTTCTTGGTTCCTAAAATACAAATACGGTGAATACAAACAAAGAAAGATTGATCGAGAGATTTCTCATTCAAAACTTATCCAAACCATATTAGACCAACTGTTAGAAGAATACAATTGTCAGCGTGCATTTATTCTTCAAAGACACAACGGTGGTAAATACAAAACAGGCAAATCCATGACTAAACTCTCAACCTCATTTGAATCACTCGAAGAAGGGGTTAGCACGGAGTTTAAGCAGTATCAAAACTTACCGATGTCTCTTTACTCAAACTTCGTTGAAGATGTAGTAAATCACAAGGCGGTATATCCTGTTGTTGATAATATAGAGGACTTAATTACAAAAGCATTTTTTTCACAGAGAGGGTCTAAATCATCAGTGGTTTATCCGATACGAAAAGGATCGGAATTTATCGCTATTGTAGGTTTTGAGTGGACTCATAAAGTTGAGAAATTGGATAACATATTTTCCAAAATTGAAGCTGACGTAAAATCCATGGGAGACACCCTTTCTAAATTATTATAGGAGCCATTATGAGTTCTGAATATAACGAGGAAACCAACAACAATGAAAATTTGTTGAGTGAAGAAGCGATTTCAAGTCTTAATACATCTGGTATAAAAAAAGGAAGAAAAACTATTAAAAATAAAATACAATTTCAACTAACTCTAAATGAGGAACAAAAGAGAATAAAGGCAGATGCTCTCCGTGATGATATTTCAGTTTTCGTTGGAAAAGCTGGCTCTGGTAAAACACTTTTAGCAACACAAATAGCACTTGAATGTTTTTTTTATCGTGAAGTAGACAAGATAATAATAACAAGACCAACGGTATCTAACGAAGATTTGGGATTTCTTCCTGGTAATATAAAAGAAAAAATGGATCCTTGGTTGTCTCCTATTCAGGCAAATATGTTTCAACTTTATCATAAAGAAAAAATTGAAAAGTTAATGCAAGAAGATAAGATAGAAATTGTCCCCATTTCTTTTCTTCGTGGCAGAACATTTGTAAATTCTTGTGTAATAGTGGATGAATCACAAAATGTAACCAAGGCACAAATGGAAATGATATTGTCTCGTCTTGGTATAAATTCAAAGATGATTTTAACCGGTGACATATCACAAATTGATTTGAAACAAAAAAAAGATTCAGGTCTTCCATATTTATGTGATATGAAAGACAAAATAAATGGATTGGGGGTTTATGAATTAAAAACAAACCACCGTCATCCAATTGTTGATGATATATTAAAGTATTTTGAAGAAAACAAATAAGAGAAATAAATGACCGAAATTCCTATTTGGCCTGGTAGTTCCAGTTTTACAACTGGTAGCACACCGTTTGGCTTCTACGATGCTGAATCTAGTTTTCAATTAGACGCTGATAATATATCGGATTGGTGTGCCAGAAGACTTGGCTATCCACTCATGGATGTGGAATTACAGGCAACAAATTTTTATGCTTGCTTTGAAGAGGCGGTATCTGAATACTCTAATCATGTAAACCAATATAATATCCAACAAAATATGTTGAGTATTATGGGAACACCTACGGGATCAAATTTAACCCATAGAAACATATCAACAAATTTAGGCGGATTGATACAACTTGCAACTGAATACGGTAGTGAAACATTTACAAATGGTAATATTCCATTTTATTCCGCATCTATTGATATTAAAACAGGACAACAAAAATATAATCTCGATGCACTTATCCGTGATGTAAAGGTTCCAACTGGCTCAATAGAAATTAAAAAGGTTCATCACTATGGTCCTCCGGCATCTATGCGTTTTTACGATCCATATTTAGGTAATCAGGCAATGCTTGATACATTTGGATTTGGTGCTTATTCAACCGGTGTATCATTTATGCTTATGCCAATGTATGCAGATTTACTTCGTATTCAGGCAATAGAATTTAATGACCTAATGCGTAAATCGGCCTTTACATTTGAATTGATTGATAATGAAATTCGTATGTTTCCAATTCCAACCAAAGATTACAAACTTTGGATAGAATACATTGTAAAGGAAGAAAGAAGTGATCCATTGAAATACCCAAATGGAACTGTGTCTGATATGTCAAATGCACCGTATCAACATATGAAATATCAACATATAAATTCCGTTGGGAGAAGATGGATATTCAAATATACACTTGCACTTGTAAAAGAAAATCTTGGATATATTCGTGGTAAGTATGGTAGTATACCAATTCCAAATGGTGAAACATCACTAAATGCTGCAGATTTACTTTCTGCTGCAGGAACAGAAAAACAGGCATTGGTAGATGAATTGCGAGCTATGTTAGACACAATGACACGTGCAAAACTATTAGAAGCAAAAAGAGCTGAAACAGAACACTTGAATGTTAGTTTGAACGGAACTCCTTTAGCAATTTACATAGGATAAAATAATGCCATTATTTCACGGAACCAGAGATGCGGGACTTGTTCACAAGTTCAATATGGAATTGGTAAATGATATAATCGATACAGAGGTTGCTGTTTACAAACTTTCTTTGGAAAATACAAAAACAAATTTGTATAATGAATCCGATAAAAAAGTATATCATAGTCCTGTGAAAGTTGCTGCTCTTATTGCAAGAGAGGCGCAAGCGTATGAAGGAACGGAATTTGGTCAAGATTATCAACAAACCGCAACATATTCATTTATACGAGAAAACTTAAAAGAAGCCGATTTATTTATTGAAGTTGGTGATGTAGTAGAATATAACGGTGAATGGTGGGAGATTGATCAAGTTCAAGAGAATCAATACTTTGGTGGTAAAAATCCCGATTATTCTTTTGCTGGCGATAAATGGGGACACAATATTTCTATAATTGCTAGTTCACACTTAACAAGAAGGTCAAGAATACACATAGAAGAATTTAGACCTGCAATAACAAATAATCATAATGATATTCCGAGCAACATATAATGGTTAATTCTTCAAAATATAGAAAACCGCCTATAAGAAGAACGCGTGATTCTTTTATTGATGATGTTCGTTCCGAACAAAATCAAAGACAGGATTTAGGTAAAGGTCGGTCATTACAATTTCGTAGAGATAAAGATAAAACAAGAAGTGTATCTATAACTTTATATGATATAGATTTTTCTGTTAAATCTTTTATTGATCAAAAAATGATGTTGAGAGTTGAGGATAATAGTGAATCACTAATGGTTCCTATTATTTATGCTAATTCTGAAAAATGGGCATCCATACAAAAGGATGGTTTTCTAAAAGATAAAAAAGGAAAAACGATAGTTCCTTTGATAACATTTAGAAGATCTTCTGTTGCATTAAATCAAACATTAAAACGCAATAAAGTTGCAACAACAAAACAAATTGCATATGTAATGCAACATCGTTACAATAGAATGACACCATACGATAGATTTAGCACACAATATGAAAGAAAACCATCGTATGAGTATTATGTAACACCTATGCCTGATTTTGTTGATATTACCTATGACTTTATAGTTTGGTGTGAATACCAAAATCAATTAAATCATATTCTCGAACAATTTGTTCATTTTAATGGGCAGGCGTTTGGTGATAAGAATTACTATAAATTTTCAACAAATATGGACTCAATGAATATAGAAGACAGCAATACAACTGGTCAAGACCGAGTAGTTCGTTCAACATTTCAAATAACAGTTCATGGTTATCTTATACCAAAAGATGTTGCAGCTGAAACAACAACCAAAAGAGTTATTAGTGCTAACAAAATTAGATTCGTTTCTGAAATGTTTGGTGATATTAACTCCATGATGAATCCAGATGATGTTAATTACTATGGTGCAACAAATGAATTAAATTCAAGACTTCGTGGAGAAAATCAAGCGGATATTGATCGTGGTAGATTTGGTAACGTAAATGGTGAAGGTGATGAATCGTTGGCTGCATTTAGAAGACGTGTTGCACAAATGGTTGATATATCTTTATCTAGATCTCCAGATGTTTATACATTTGAAATAGATGAAACGGATTAAATTTGTATTCTAATGATTTTAGAATATATTTATTAGTGTTATATTTTTTAATTTTTAAGAGAGGTTTTATATGGCAGAGAATACTGAAAACACAGTTACAGAACAAGATTTTGAACAAGAAGATATTGACAACGTAAAAGGTTTACAGTCAAGTTATGCTAGGACAACTGCACAAATTGGCCAAGTAGAAATTGAGTTACATCTTCTAAACAAAAGATTGGAACAAATGAAGGAATTAAGAGAAAGACTTTTTACTGATTATTCCAATCTACAAACTGATGAAAGTGAATTGGTAAAGAAACTAAATGAAAAATATGGTGACGGTGTATTGGATTTGGATTCTGGTAAATTTATTCCATCAAAATCATAATTTGAATTTTTTGTTTCATATTTATATGAAGAATACAATACATTCTATAATTTTATGGAGATAATAAGTGGCTAGTGAAAGAATTGTAAGTCCTGGAGTGTTTACTAATGAAATGGATCTCTCGTTCCTTACACAAGGAATTGGCAACATTGGTGCGGCTCTGATTGGACCCACGCTTAAGGGACCTGCATTTGTCCCAACAGTAGTTAATAGTTTTGGTGATTTCGTCACTCATTTCGGTAATACATATGAGCAATCATATTTACCATACACAGCAAAGAACTATCTTAACAATGCCGGAAGTGCAACAATAGTTCGTGTTCTTGGATCTGGTGGATATTCTTTGAAACATCCTATTGCACTTGTTGCTACTGGTTCTTGGGGCAAGAAATTGATTTCTTTCTTGCATCCAACATTTGTTGTAACTAACTCTGATGCAACTTCTTTATTTGAAAAAACAACCGTTGCTTCTAATAATAGTGGTAGTTTTGTTATCAAAGTGTCTGGTTCATTTACAACAGATTCTTCTGCATTTACAAATGCTATTTCTGAAAATGGAACTTCTTTTAGTTCTTCTATAAATCCAGAATCCACTGCATATATCGGTGATTTATATGGATATAACCCATACGGGACCCATGCTGTATACAACTATGTAAACTTTAAGAAACAAGCATCTGCTTCTATGGCCGCTGATGCATCAACTACAATATTGATTGAAACTGGCTCTGCTGGTTCACCGTGGGATTTCACAACAGATTATCTTGAAGCATCTACACCTTGGATAACATCACAAAAGGTTGGTGCTACTACAACTAATATTTTCAAATTCCATACCCTTTCGCATGGTATTCATTCAAACTATGAAGTAAAAGTTGGTATCACTAATATTCGTCCTGCTGGATCAATCGCTGGTTCAGAATACGGTGACTTTGATATTGTTGTTAGATATGTTGATCAATCTAAATTACCAACAACTCCTTTTAATTATGAAGATGAAGATTTGCGTCCAAACATAATTGAATCATTCAAGTGTAATTTGGATCCAAACTCACCTAAATTCATTTCTCGCGCAGTTGGTGATAGATATATCACAATTACAGACGAAGGTAAAGTTGTTGTGAATGGTGATTATTCAAACAAGTCAAAATATATTCGTGTTGAAGTAACAGAGGCAGTAACAAACGGTGGTGTATCACCTAATTTGGTTCCTTTTGGATTCCGTGCTTTACAATCACCAATTCCATCTGCATTTACTCAACCTCCTGCTGCTACATTCGTATCTAATCAAGTAGCCGGTGGTGCTTACAATAGACGAGTATATTGGGGTTTCTCTTATGATTTCACAAATACTGATAACTTTAATTACTTGCGTTCGCTTCCTATAACTGATAATCAAACAACAGGAAGTAACGTAGACTTCTATCTTGGTGATTATCAACAAAATCCTGGTGCAAGTTTCCCAACAAGTGCAGCTGCTTATAGTTCATCAATTGATTTGTCTACAAACACTGCATTAGATTCTCGTAAATTTATAGTGCCACTTCAAGGCGGATTTGACGGTCACAAGCCAAATCTTCAAAAGAAGTTAGGAACATATATTGAAGCTGGTAATACACAAGGATTTGATATATCAAATTCAACTACTGACGGATATGACTCTTACAAGAAGGCGATTGATACAATTTCAAATGCTGACGAATTTGATATTAACATGATTTCACTACCGGGCGTTGTTCACTCTTTACATTCTCCAATAACTAATTATGCTAAAGATATGTGTGAAGACCGTGGTGATACTTTCTATGTAATGGATTGTGCCGGTATAAGTGATAACATTGCAACTGCAGTATCAACAACCGAAGGATTTGACAGTAACTACGCTGCAACTTATTATCCTTGGGTTAAGATTCTTGACTTTGATAGAAACAAACCAATTTGGGTTCCACCTTCTGTTGTTCTTCCGGGTGTTATCGCATTTAATGACCGTGTTGCTGCTGAATGGTTCGCTCCTGCAGGTTTGAATCGTGGTGGTCTTACAGAAGTGGTTGAAGTAAAGTCAAGATTGACACATGCAGAAAGAGACACTCTTTATGAGGCAAGAATCAATCCCATCGCAGTATTCCCTTCAACAGGAGTATGTGTGTGGGGTCAAAAGACACTTCAAGGTCGCCCATCTGCACTTGACCGTATCAATGTTCGCCGTCTATTGATTGCTGCTAAGAAGTTTATTGCCTCTTCCACAAGATACCTTGTGTTTGAACAAAATACTTCACAAACACGCTCAAGATTCTTAAACATAGTGACACCTTACTTGGAGTCAATTCAACAACGTCAAGGTTTGTATGCTTTCCGTGTTATCATGGATGAAAGTAACAATACACCTGAAATTATAGACCGCAATATTCTTTATGGTCAGTTGTTCTTACAACCTGCCAAGACTGCTGAATTTATCATTCTTGATTTCAACATACAGTCTACTGGTGCTGCGTTTCCTGGTGCTTAATTGATATAAGTGGGGAGATGAAATACTCTCCCCATATTTTTTTAATGTTGTATATTTATTTGAAAAGATAATTTTTAATTTGGAGATATAAATGGCTGAACTACTCGATCCCAATGAAATTTTTTTCACACCGTTTGAGCCAAAATTACAGAACCGATTTATTATGTATATTGAGGGCGTTCCTGCATATTTGGTAAAAGGTGCTGGTAGACCAAACATTAGTTTCAATCCAATCACACTTGACCATATCAACGTCAAACGCAAGGTAAAGGGAAAGGGTGAGTGGCAAGACATTACAATCAAGTTGTACGATCCCATCGTTCCTTCTGCTGCTCAGGCAACAATGGAATGGGTACGTCTTTCACACGAATCCGTAACAGGTCGTGATGGTTATTCTGACTTTTACAAGAAAGACATAACACTTCATGTTCTCGGTCCGGTTGGTGATAAGGTTGAAGAATGGACACTCAAAGGTGCTTTCATTACTGCAACTACATTCGGTGAAATGGATTGGGCAAATGATGCGTTTGTTGAGATTTCATTGACTTTGGCATATGATTATGCTATATTACAATACTAATACGATTTGTATTATCATATTTAAATTGAATTAAAATACGGGTATACTGATTTTTTCGGTATACCCATATTTATTTAGGTACATTAAAACGTTTTATTTTACACAATGTTATAGGATTTAGTTATGTCAAAAATTCCAACCGGCTACAATGTAGCAAATGAAGAATCTGTGTCTGATGCAGATATTAAAGCACAACTTCTTGCAGAACACAAACAAACCTCTGTTAAAAAAACAAACTTTCCAACAGAGATAATACCGTTGCCTTCAAAGGGATCACTGTATTCAGAAGGACATCCACTTGCAGACGGTGTAATTGAAATGAAATACATGACTGCAAAAGAAGAAGATATTTTAACTTCACAAAATCTTATCAAACAAGGAGTTGTTTTAGACAAATTGTTTGAGTCTTTGATTGTAACTCCAATCAATTATTCTGACTTGTATACTGGTGATAAAAACGCAATCATGGTTGCCGCTAGAATTTTGGGTTATGGAAAGGACTATACAGTTCAAATAGATGATCCATTTTCGCCGGGAAATAAACAACAAGTTACAATAGATTTAACTGAAATTGAGCACAAGGAGGTCGATTATAGCTTATTTCAGAATGGCAAAAAAGAGTTCGATTTTGAATTACCAATATCAAAGAGAGTAGTTACGTTCAGATTGATGACACACGGAATGGAAAAAGAAGTGCAAAGTGAAATAAAATCTATGAATAAAACTACTATAAAAACAGGTATTGATAGAGAACTTACAACAAGACTCAAACATATTATTACATCAGTCGATGGTGAAACTGGAAGAGCTGCTATAAATAGTTTCGTTGATAACGAATTTTTTGCAGCCGATTCAAGAGCGTTACGGTCATACATAAAAGAAATCTCACCTGATTTGGATATGACGTTTACGTTTGTTTCGGATATAACAGGTGAGGTAAAGGAGATAGACATACCCGTTGAGGTGTCATTTTTTTGGCCTGGAACCTGATTATAAATTGGGGTTACATGAAGAAATTTTTTCTTTATGTTATTATGGTAAAGGTGGTTTTACTTGGGATGAAGTTTACAATCTTCCAATACATTTGAGAAGGTTTTATATCAATCAAGTAAAAAAAGTGTTGGCAGAAAAAAATAAGGTAGAACAATCAGAAGTTTCAAAACATAAAGTTAGTATGCCTACATTCTCTAAACCATCAACACCAAGACGATAAATTTACGGTTTACATATTTATACAAGATATGTAAACCGTTTTTTTTATGATTATCCGTAGAAATAAGTGGCCAAAGAACAAGAAGTAAAACTCGAAGCAGAACTCAAAAAACTAATGCAACAACGTGTTGAATTGGAAAAAGAAGTTGTTGAACAAAAAAATAAGATGGATTCTGCTGAAAAGAAGTCAATAGAAAATATAAAAAAACTTATATCTTTAGAAGCAGTTCTCATGGATTCCGTAGAGAAAGAAGAAGAAGTGCGCAAAAAGATAGAGAAAATCGAAAAGGATTCAGAGGATAGAACCAAAAAGGCAGAGAAGTTTCAAAAAGAAACAAAAACCAGAACAGAAGCGAATCTTAAAACACAAAAAGAATCAAATAAAACAGACGAAGAACGCCAAGATGTTGCAGATAAGTCTCTCAAACTTGCCAATGAACAAAAAAAGGCCTATGTGGATATAGGTTCCAATATCGGCATTATGAGTGATCAATCAAAAAAATATGCACAAACTTTGGAGCAAGGTAATCAAGTAAACAGCCAATCGGCAGATTATTGGGATAAAATTGGTAATTCCATAAAAGAAAACTATAACACAAGCGGTGCATTTAAGACAAATCTTGATGATATGAGAAACATAAATAGTGATGTTACAAAGTTATATCAAGATTCAGTTACACAAACAGGTTTAATAGAAAAGGGGCAGGCAAAAATAGTAGAGACAGATAAAGCCAGACAAGAACTTGCAGTAAAACGATATGGGGTTGAGAATAATTTGTTGGGATTGAGTGCTGCAGACCAAGCAACATTGATGAAGGGTATTAAATTAGAAGAACAAAGACTTGATACAATAGATGCACAAAATAAAGTAATAGAAAAACAGAATTCAAATCTTCAAATGATAGAGGGAATAGGATCGAAGATAGGCACATCCATGACTGGTTGGGTTAAAAACCTTCCAGGTGGTGAACAAATTACTAAAATTCTCGGTATAGATAAAACTGCAGATAATATGAACAAATCATTTACTGCTGCTATACAAAGTGGACTTAAAGGTAATTTCAAAGATGCATTCAAAGAAGGTGCTAAGGGATTGGGTAGTATGATTGCCATGGGTCCTAAATTAGTTGCAGGTATGGGATTAGGTGCATTAACTGGTGGTGTTGGATTATTAGTTGGTGGATTAAAAAAGGCAGTTGGTGTGTTGCTGGAAATTGATGGTGAAATATCACAGATGGGTAAAGATTTTGCTATGAGCAAAGATGAAGCCCGTGAGTTGTATAAAAACACCACTAGAATATCGAATGAAATGAAAATAACTGGAATAAATTCCAAAGAAATTGCAGTTGGTATACAAGCTGCTTCCGATGCATTCAATGGCATGGATGTTGCCGGTATGATAAATGCTGGTAATAAAGAGATGGAAGCATTTGCTAAACAAGCAACAATTCTTACTAAACAATTTGGATTATCTGGCGAAGAAGTTGGTAAATTAAAAGACTTGTCTATAATCACCGGAACTTCAATGGATAATCTTGTAAAGGATGCAGTTGGAGTCGGTAAAGGTGTAATGAATGCAAAAGATGCAATGAAAACTCTTGCTAGTGTTCCAAAAGAAGTTGCTGTTGCATTTAAGGGTTCAACAAAAGAACTTGCTTCTGCCGCTATGAAGGCGAAAATGTTGGGAATGGATCTTAAAAAAGTAAAAGATATTGGCCGTGGTATGCTAGATTTGGAAGGATCATTAACTGCGGAGATGGAAGCACAGGCATTGACTGGTAAAAATTTACAATTAGATGCCGCTAGAAGATATGCCATGGAAGGTGATATTTACAATCTTCAAGAAGAAATATTAAATCAAGCCGGTTCACTTGAAGAATTTACAGGAATGAATGCCATACAACAAGAGTCAGTAGCAAAGGCAATGGGTATGTCTGTTGAGGAAATGACAGATATGCTTACTAATGCTGAGAAATTAAAAGAAGCAAAGATAGATGCCACAATGGCAGAAAATCTTTCAAAGATGAATGCAAAAGAACTCGCAGAGGCATCAAAGAGTGCGGCAAATGATCAACAAAAGGCATACATAGAAAAATTGGCAGCTGAAAAACGTTCTGCAAGTTTACAAGAATCAATGGCTGATGCAGTTGAAAAGTTAAAACAAAAGTTTGCACCCGTTATTGATGCCATTCTTGAAATGGTTGGTGGTCTCGAAGAAGGTGGTGATAAAGTTTCTATATTCCAAGAGATGATTGATAGTATAGATATGGATGCAATTGCTGCTGGAGTTAAAGAAGCTCTGCCAAAAGTATTGGAAGCAGTAAAGGGTTTGATTAAAAGTCTTCCCAAAATAATAGAAATGGTATCTGGTTTAATAAGTAAATTTAGTGGTATAGCCGGTGCAGCTGGTGGAATTATGGACTTTTTAGGACCAACAACTGCAGGTCTTGGTGTAATGGCATTGAAAGTTGCGGGTCCCGGTGGTATAGCTGCTGGATTCAGTCTTGCCGCCAAAGGTGCAGGTGGATTGTTTGACTTGGTTAAGGGTCCACTCATGGACGGTGTAAAGGGATTAGCGGGTTCTGTTGGTGGTAAATTAGGCGGTGCATTCGGTGCTATTACAGAAAAGGCTGGTGCTCTTGGTTCAAAAATGAAAGATATGGCCGCTAGCAAAGCCGGTGATATGGCCGGTGATGTAGGTGGTGGTAAAAAGGCAAAGATGCCTAAGGCCGGCAAAGGTGGCGGTGGTATGATGGATGGTCTTACAGACGTTGTTAATAAAATGGACACTAAAAAAATGTTACAAGGTGCTGCTGCTATATTGATTCTCGCAGCCGCTTTATTTGTAACTGCAAAGGCATTACAAGAATTTATGAAAGTTGATTGGGGTGGTATGGCAAAAGCCGGTGTTGCACTACTTGGTCTTGCCGGTATAGCTTATTTAATGGGACAATCAAGTGCAAACATGATAATAGGTGCAGCTGCTATGTTAGTTCTCGGTGCCGCTCTATATGTTATCGGTGCGGGTTTACAATACTTTACAAGTATTAGTTGGGAAGATTTGGCAAAAGCTGGTGTTGCATTAGTTGCATTTTCTGCAATCGCAGTTGGATTAGGTATGGCCGGTCCATTTATTGCAGTTGGTGCAGCGGCAATGGTTTTATTAGGTGCAGGTGCCTTTGCTTTCGGTGCAGGAATGAACGAGATAGTTCGTGCTATAAGTGAATTATCAAAATTGGGTGACTTAACAAAAGTTGGTGAAAATTTGGGCAAAGGAATGGAATCTTTGGGTTCTGTTGCAGATAAAATAGATTTAAGTAAACTCGAAGATGCATTTGATGAATTGGATGATGCACTTGAAGAATTAGATTTTGAACAACTTGCCGCTTTTGGTAAATTAGGAAGTGCCACATTAGGACAAGCCGGTGCTAATTTAGTTGCCGGTATGAACTCTTTAATTGGTATAAATGACAAAATAGATTTTGGTCAAATAGAAGATACATTTGATTTATTTGAAGATGCACTTGCAGAGTTGGATTTAGATGGAATAACAGCATTTGCTAAATTGGGTGAAGAAGGTATAAAAAATGCCGGTGCTAATTTAGTTGCTGGGTTAAATTCATTTCAAAATTTAGATCCAAAGGCGGCTATTGCGGCAATTGCTCCATTAGAAAGTGTATTCGATGCATTGGATGATGCATTTGAAGAATTGGATTATGAAGATTTAGAAGCATTTGGAAAGATAGATTTTAGTAAAATTGGTGCAAATACTGCGGGTATTGCACAATTTGCACAGGCACTTGGAAATATATCAAGTGTATCGGGTATTGATAAATTGGAAGAACAATTCTCAAAACTTTCAGACGCAATTGATGATTTGGACATTGATAAATTAAACGAACTTTCTGGAATAAAACCAGAGGCAATGGGTAATTTAGGAAAACTACAATCCGTATTCCAACCATCACAGAAAATAGAAAGTAGTGAGGCGGCTCCAGCCGCAGCAGGTGGTGCCGGTGGTGCGGCTGGACCTGCCGGTGGTGGTGTTAATATGAGTGGTGTTGAAGGTAAATTGGATCAACTTATTGGATTATTCAGTAGTATCGCGGGTCAGCCAACTGTTATTAAGTTTGGTGATAGATTTGTTGAAGAAATCCGTTCAACATTAGACATCAAGAAGTCTTACAATGTTCAGAACACATTTGGTCGTCAGGCATAATAAAATAATATAGATTGATATTTATTATCGAATTAAAAAGGATATGTAAAATATGTCATTAGTAGACTTAAAATCTGATTTATCAAAATATAGATCCGAAGTTTCAAAGGAGGGCAAAAGTTCTCCTGATGCTTCATCTGCTACTAGTGACAAAAATTTTGCAACTAATCAACCAATAACAGACGGACTTTACAAAGAAGTTCCGAATGTAAAAAAACCAAAGGTAGTATCACTAACAAGTCAGTTGAGCAAAACAAAACTTGATGAAATAAAAAAACCTAAACCAAGTGATGTTACGAAAAAATTAGGAACAACTGAATTAGATAATACAACAAAACCAAACAAAATTGATTTAGTTGGCAAATTGGAATCATCAAATTTTGATGATATTGTTATCCCTTCCGATAAAAGAGTTGAATTGCAAGATAGATTATCGTCTACAAAATTAGATGATATAATTCAAACTCCTGTTGAAAACCTATTGATAAATAGTGTTTCATCATTATCACCATCGGTTAGTGATTCGAGATTACCTTTGGCATCTGGAATTGGTTTAGATCAAATAGAATCTAAGTTTTCAAAAATATCACAAACAAGATTTCAAAGTAGACTTGCAGAATCCGATGTTGAAATAAACCCAACAACTCCTGGACAAAATAACAATAGATCAGATACTGACATAAACAGACCTGCACAAACATTTGATAGAGAAAATAGTTCTCCTGATATATCAAGAACTATAAATAATGCGATTGATAATGTAACCGATCCTGGAATAGTAATAAATGTTCCACCACAATCATTTGATAGAACAGACCAAGTAGTTGCAATCAATACCGATGTATTATCGCCTATTGGTAATATAACAAATCCTTTAATTCAAATCACAAGACCTCCACAGTTTTTTGATAGAACCGAAAATTTAGTTGAAATTACAAGAAATGTAAATGATGCGGTAGATAATATAATAATTCCAGAAATAGAACCAATAATACCACCGTTGAGTTTTAGTAGACAAGAACAATCCCCAAATATAATAACCGATACTATAAAGGAAGGTCTTGTTGTAAATCCTGATGTTACTGTGTTAAGACTAGATCAAGGCACTATTCACACCAATGATGGTAGTGAATTTAATATAGATGGCACACCAATAAAATTCATTGGGACATCGGAACTTGAAAAAATGATAGAAGTGGATGACAGGAGTTCAATTAGATATACCGGAACAACTATACATGATACAGATAGAAGTCAATTAAATTTGGATGGTATAACACCCACATTTCCAGGTGGTAGATATGATAGATCAGTAAATTCATTGTATTCTATTCTTGGATTACAAGAAGTTAATTTCTTTTCAAATCAATTTGCAATTGGATTTAATCAAAGACAACAACTCGGTGATAGTAAATATATTGGATTTTCACAATTTGTTTGGACAGGTGGTTCTAATAAAGGACCATTTACGAATGCTTTTATTGATATTAACGGCAGAGGGTTTCAGACGTTTGTATCTCCCGAAGAATCCTTGTATCAACCAAATTCTTCTCAATTTGATTTTACAAAAATAACTGGTGTAAATTTCTTCGATGGAAATAATAACAACACTCTTGGTGGATTTACAGTATTCACACAACCGCAAATAACGGAATATAAAACCGAAACATCATTTTTAGGTTGGCAAGGAAATAGATTAGGTGCACCTGCAGTAAATTACTTTGATAATATATTCTTGAATACATCAAAAGGTTTCACTAAATTTGCAGAGTTAGGTCAATCCAATTATATTCCAGATTCGTCTATATTTGATTTTGATGGAAACAAACAACAATCACCTTCTGTTAATTATTTTGATCAAGCTGGTGTAAATTCAAATATGGGTTTCCATAACTTTGCCGGTTTTATGGATTCAAAATATGTTCAAGATTCATCACAATACGTTTGGGTAGGAAATCCAACTGAAAATGCACCTGCTGTTAATTATTTGGATCAATTCAAACAATTTACAAACACAGGATTTCATGTATTTGCACAAAAGTATGATACAAAATATGTAAAAAATTCATCCGAATTTATTTGGGATGGTAATAGACAAGATGCACCAGCTGTAAACTATTTCGATTTAACAACAAAGAAAACAGTTGACGGATTTAATACATTTGCTCAACCATATGAGTCGTTGTATGTTCCTGATTCATCACGATTTACATGGACTGGAACAAGAGATGATGCTCCGTTTGCTAATTATCTTGATATACCATCTGCAAATACTCTATCTGGATTTGATACATTTACTCCATTCTTGGAATCAAAATATAAAAATGAATCTTCAACTTATACATGGAATGCAAATAGACAAGATGCACCAATTGTAAATTATTTCGATATACAAAATCAATATGCTAATAGTGGATTTGATAAGTTTCATGCACTATACGATAGTAGATATGTAAAAGATTCCTCTCGATTCGATTTTGACGGAACTAAACAAAACGCTCCTGCTGTAAATTATTTTGATCTTATCGGTAAATATACATCGGTTGGTTTTCACACATTCCCTACATTCAAAGAATCTAAATACATTAAAGATTCTTCTGAATTTGATTGGAATGGATATAGAGTAGATGCACCTGCTATAAATTATTTTGATTTACAAGGATCACATACTACTACTGGTTTTAGCACATTTGCATCAGAGTATGATTCAAAATACATAAAAGAATCTTCAAGATTTGATTGGGATGGTGCAAGAAATGCTGCTCCTTCTGTAAACTATTTCGATTTACCAGAAAAATTTACAAAGATAGGATTTCATAATTTTGCTGCATTACGAGATTCAAAATATATTCCAGAGTCTTCTGAATTTGATTGGGATGGCAAACGCGGTGATTCTCCTGAGGTGAACTTTTTTGATATTCGCAAGAGAGTAACCACTGCAGGTTTCCATAGACTCGCGGAAATATATGATACAAAGTATGTTCCAGAAATATCCATATTTGATTGGGATGGTAACAAAGCCACGTCTCCACAAGTAAACTATTTTGATTTAAGGGGAAAGTTTACAACAATAGGTTTCCATAGACTTGCGGAAATATATGATAGTAAGTATGTGAAGGATTCATCGGAATTTACATTTGTAGGAAAATTTCCAAAGGCAGGAACAGATTACTTCGATAAAGAAAAATTAAATCAAGCCGGATTTACGCTAAATATACAACCAAAGGGAACTGGCAAACCATTGGGAACAGAGTATTTCCATGAGAGTTCATTCTATACATTCAAAGGTGGAAGACCTGGTAATCCATTAGAGTCAGTAATTGATTTCTTTGCGAATACGAATCAGTCCGGCTTCACTATGGATATACAGAGAAACGAAGGTTTACCTGCAACAGAATATGTAGTGGAATCTTCAAGATTCGATTTTGATGGTAGTAGACCCAAACCACAGAGTTTCTTTCCAGATAGTAACCAAAGTGGTTTCACTTTGGATATTATGGCAAAGGGTAGTGGTAGACCTGGCACGGAATATGAAACCGAATCATCTATATTTGATTTTGACGGTGGAAGACCTGCTAGACAAAGTTTCTTTCCAGATAATAACCAAAATGGATTTACAATAGATATAATGCCTAAAGGCGCTGGAAATCCAGAAACAGAATATGTAACTGAATCTTCTCGATTTGATTTCGATGGTTTGAGACCAACTGGTATAAATTATTTTCCAAATGATAATGCTAGTGGATTTACAATAGATACAATGAGAAAAGGTAGTGGCAGACCACTAACCGAATACTCAACTGAATCTTCAGGTTTTAATTGGAGAGGTACTAGAACTTCTGCTCCGAGTAACAATTACTTTGGTTTATACAGAACACCAACCGGTAAACAATACATTGATGTTCAACAGAAAAATAATACAACACAAGCCGGTAGAGGTTTCCAAACATTCTATACGGACAAAACAAAAACAAATTATCAATCTGGATATTCAATACACTCAACTGAAAGTGGTCCTAACAAAGTTACATTTGGTGGATTAAATACTCCAGTTACAAACTTCTTTGGTTTTTCCCCATCGAAACGAGATGGTTTCTTACCGAAGATGACAACAAATGATGGAACTCTTTATCCAATAATAAATCCAACATTAACATACAGTTTGGATGATGGCGGAAGACTTGCAGTTTCCAATGTTCGTGCATCTGGAGGAGTAACAACTGTTAAAGGTGAAGAATTTGCACCGTTATCTTTGGGTAAACGCCCTTGGACACAACCAGGAACTCTTGCTTCTTTGGAGAATCAAGTCCCAAACATAACAATAAACGATTCAACACATCCGTATTATGTATCAAGTAGGGCAGTATTGCCAAAAACTGCAGGCGCTTACAATAAAAAATACGAAAGAACCATGCGGGATAATAGACAAATCAACGGAAGTTATTTATATGGTCTTTCAGAAAATGCTGGTCAATTGAATTTACAATATAAAAAGTTTCAGTTACAACCAAATTCTTATGCATCAAATGGATTCAGACAGGATCCTTATATTCTTCGTGGTATTCAAGTAAAAGATTCTGTTAAGAATGAACTATGGGGCAATAAACGATTTACTAGTGGATCCGTGGAATTTCTTGCAAAGGGTGGATATTCTGATGAATTTGGAACTATCAATGAAGCAGATGTGCAAAGAATTGATAATTGGTTACAAAGTCCAAGAGGGTTAAAATGGCAGACATTGCAATCACAATTGTATGATAATAACCCACTGGTAGACACACTTAATAATTGGGATGAACCATCTACATTAGATTCTCCTACGGCAAAAACAAGAATGTATAACACCACATCATTACTTGATTCAATACGCGATAATACATTTAGAGGTCGTGTTATTCGTATTCGTCATGGTGACAAACCAAATGCTAATGATCCAGATGACTTCGATTACTACGAAAGAGTTGTTAAAAAAATGAATCCGTCTAGCGAAGGTGAATTTGGTAATAAATCCGATGTAATGAATTTCCCAAGACAATCATCTAGCGGTGGAACTATATTATCCTCTGCAATAAAAAATGCTAGAAATGTGTATTCTGTTTACAAATACAATAGATTGATTGCTCTTTTATCAGAATTGATACCGTCTGCATTTGTTCCTATAAACTCAAAACTTCCGTCCGCAATATCCGATGCGTATAAAACCAGAGGATCAAAAATTTTCAGATTGAGTGGAAAGGGAGGACCTAATTCTGGAACTGATCCAAATGCTATCACAGTAATCAATAGATCAAGTCATCCTTTTATGACTCACTATGATACATCTGGAATTTTACCGAGTGCATACCCATCGACTGCGAAAAGAGAAACTTGGTTTGGTCCAAAAACAAAAACAGGTGATTCTGCACAAGAAGATGCAAATAACACATACTCTGGAAGATTAGAGAAACAATTTAGAGATTCAACAGATACATTTGATGGTGTAATGACTGCATTATCTTATCTATTGAGTGGATCATTCTTAAAAGGAAAAGAATCACAACAATATCCTGGTGGAAAAGATAATCCTGAAAATTTTGCATATGTTCAACAAAGCACATATAGATTACTTCAACAGAGAGAACCTTTTACACCAAAACCTATTGCTTACATTGATAGGACACGGGCAAATACTGCAGGTGATGTAGACATTCCATCAACACTGCCCATAAAGTTACCAGATGTTTTGGCACAAACACCTAGTGGAGAAACACAGGCAGACGCACCGATTAAACAATATGCTGCTGTTGCTTACGGAAAACTTAAAAAGATTCCACGCGGTGATGCTAACCGTTCACATGACTTTAATGATTTTAGACATGATATTGAATGGGGCGATAAGAAAAAAACATTCTCTACCGATCCGGCTGTAATAGATTACAAGACAAATAATTTGGAAGATAAATTTGGTTTTGGTAATCCTGGAAAAGTTGGTGCAGATAGAAGTAAACCATTCCGAAGTAATATAAAATATGACGGTGGAAAAGTTGTAAAGAAACAAGGCGAGGGTTATGAGTTCAGAGGCGATAGAATAAACATCATAGATTTCAAAAAATATACAAAGAAAATAAATGATAATGATGTATATGAATTAGATAATACAGAAATTCCTGGTAAAAAAGATTTAATAACATTTTACTTTACAAGCACACAACTAGATGGTAGTAAAGGTAGAGCAGCTGAGGCAATTGTGTTCCGTGCTGCTTTTGATAGTATAACTGATAATCACAAACCAAGTTGGAGTCCTCAAATGTATATGGGTAGAGGAGATCCAATTTATTTATTCAGTTCTTATGAAAGGGATGTTAGTTTTGGATTTACTGTTCATATTGGTTCTCGCGATGAACAGGCAGCAACATGGCGTAAATTGAATTATCTTGCATCATGGACTGCTCCGGATTATAGCACAGGTCGTTTTCGTTCACCATTGTGCCGTTTGAATATAGGTCATCTATTCAGAAAGACTCCTGGATTCATAAACTCATTGTCATATACATTTGATAACGCCGGTGGAACTTGGGAAACTGGACAATTAAAAGAAGATAAAAACTATAATAACGAAGAAGTAAAACCTGGTGTATTACAATTGCCAAAAACAATTCAAGTTGCAGTTGGATTTACAGTTATAGGCAATTATCGTCCTGAATGGGGTGGTGTCATGTATTCATTATATGATGATGACGGTGATGGTTTGATGCCGGCAATAGCTCCAAATGACGAAAGAGTAAACTTCTTCCGAATAAATGACGGTGGTGGTGCGAATAATCTAAATGATGATCCAACAAGAGAAGCAGACTTGAAGACGTTTGAAGAACTTGAAGCAGAAGACAAAAAGCAAGCCGTTATCACAGATGCGGAATATGCAAAAATGGGATATAAAAAGGTACAAGTCAAACAAAGAGTTATAGAACAGGATCCAAACGATCCTGAAAAAACAACAAGTAGAGATGTTGTGACAGATACCTGGATTCCTGCAGATGCGGAAAAAGATTTTATTGCAAGACAAACCCGTGATGCAGTACGTCAAGCGGACGCTGATAAACAAGAGGCAGCCGCCAAAGCCGCAGATGACGCATATCAAAAGACACAGGCGGATAAAAAGGCAGCTGAAGACGCAGCGAAAGCAGCGGCAGCAAGTGGAAATTCTCAATCCGATATTCGTATTAAAGAAAACATTAGATCTATTGGATATGGTTTAACTGATGTTATGAAATTAAATCCAGTTCAATATAACATGACTGAAAATGGTGATGAACAAGTTGGATTTATAGCACAAGAAATGTTGCAGATTATTCCAGAAGTGGTTTATGGAAAAGAAGGTGATATATCAAAAGGTGAGATACTAACACTATCATATCAACATCTTGTATCAGTATTAACTAAGGCAATACAAGAACAACAACAAATGCTAGAAACTCAATCCAACAGAATAGATGAATTGGAAAATAAGATCAAAGAGATAAACACTAAATAATTTCAAATTTATTCAAGTCATATATTTATTAGTATGTTGTATATTTTATAGTGAAACAATAATATGCCTAATAGATACGAAGAATGTGATATAATAACCGGAGTAAACAAAACTAATCCAGACGGTTTACAAAAAAAGGTTAGTAAATTATCAAGTATTTTTTATCCTGGATTCTCTAATAATGAAGATATTTTTATAGTTTCTCATTTGGGTGATAGATTAGATAATCTTGCATACGACTATTATGGTGATCCATCTTATTGGTTTGTTCTTGCCTCCGTTAATAATTTGGGTAGGGGAAGTTTAGCAATACCTCCGGGACTAGTCATAAGAATACCATATTATGATAAAATAACTGGCATAGGTGCTCTGTTTCAACAGTATAATTTTATGAGGTAATTATGGCACATAGTATAGGTGTAACCAATCCGTTTCTTAGGCCACCAGGTCCTGGTGCAGGTGAAGTTAATGCCCGTAGTGTTATCTATGGTAAAAAAATTAGAGGTGGTGCGGATCCAACAGCAAATGGTCTTTATTGGGCGTATGGTAGAAAAACATGGGCAAATGCCGGTGGTTTAACGTTTCCAAAAGGTAAAGAAAATATAACAAAGGGTGGTGATATTTCATTGTATAGACCAAAATCACACTCACCCACACTTCCTATTTTAACTGGTGTTGATACATCAAATGAAGGAGCGATGGGATCTGTAATAAAGGCATCCATAAGTTTTACAATATATCCTGCATTAACTGCAAGTGGCTTTGAATTAGGATTTGGTGGTTCATTTTTCAAACCAGGAGCAACCATAGGTGTTTCATTTGGATGGACAACTTGGGCAAGCTCAGCATGTGCTTCTAAATTTGGTTTTTCTGGTCTTGTACTGGATTTCAGTTGGTCTGTAAATACGGATGTTTCTATCAATGCATCAACATCACTTCTTGCACAAGGTGTTATCGCAACTGGTGTAACTGGTAATCTTTCAAAGAGAAATGCAGATCCAACACCATCGTCACCAACAACTACAGCATCTGGAACAACAACAACAACAACTCCTACTACACCAAATGATCCACCGTTTGCACCGCTCGATGCCAAACAACTTAAAGCAATTGGATCGGATTTAGGAACTTCTATCGATCAAGCAATGGCCAAATTAAACCCCCTGCAGTCTGCAGGAAGTGGTGGTGCATCTGGCGGAATTCCACCTGTGGGTACAGGACCCGCGGAAGAAATATATGGTGTTGCGGCATGGGAAGTAATACCTGCAGAAACAATTGCAGGATTGAGATATTGTGCAGTTGGTATTCCATGGCAACCTGATCCACCGGAAACGGATGAAGTTAGTAAGTTCGATGAGGCAATGGTAGGTGGACAAGGATCTGCAGGATCTGCAGGATCTTCAGGTCAAAGTAAAGGATCTGCAGGATCTGCAGGTCAAATAACAAAACCAATTGTTAAAAAGTTTTGGTATGTTAATTTTGGTAGTATGGAAGATTATCTAAAAGAATTGATAGTTTCAGCAACACAAGGGGCAGTAAAAGGTGTTGATATTGCCAATAAGACTACATCTGGTGGTCCAGGAATGCAAGATTATCCAAGTGCATATCCAATGGAAGTTTTGTGGCCAGCATGTAGATATGGTCAAAATACAGTTAATGTTGCACAAAATAGATCACCGATAGGAAGTATATGGTTCAATTGTGACTATGTGAAAGAAACTTGGAGACAGTTTTTTAATGATAACAATGATGGTGACGCTAATCAAAAGAACTTAACAAGTTTCTTAAACGAATTGTGTAAACGGGCAAATGAAGCATCCGGAGATTGGTGGCAATTGGCTACACAAGTTATTGAGAAATTTCCAACTTGTGGCGGCGTTGGGAAGACATTATCGGTTCTTTCGGTTGAAGATATGAGTTACTGTGAACCACAAGCTGGGTTTGGTTTTAATGCGAGTTTTGGTAGACCGATGCTTAAAAATGTTAGTATATCGTGTAAAACTAGCTCAACAATGGGTGCGGCAATAATGGGTGGTGGTAATGTTGATACTCCAGGTAAACCTGGTGCATCACACGGAGAAAACCCAGCGGCAAGCATAGACGTTCTTATGCAACAATTAGACGAAAATGGGGTGAATACCACTTGGGGAGATTCTATGAAGGGGTGTTTGAAATTGAAGAAAAAAAATCAAACAGGACATCATTCAAAGGCTAGGGTATTGTTCCCAATTGATTTTAGTGTTACGATAGACGGATGCTCAGGATGGGGATTTAATGAAGCAATAAATACAAATCTTAAACCTCCAGGATATGGCGGTTCTGTTTTTTCAATAAATGGTATCAGTAATAAAATAGATGTCAGCACTTGGGAAACCAGTTTGCGAGGAATAATGAGGTTAGGATAATGAATATAAAAGATTATAGACAAAAAATTTATTATCCAGAAAGTCAAATAACAAAAAACTTATTTGCCAATGGTGGTGAGTTTATGTTGTTGAGAAATTTTGAGGAATATGTTGGTTTCTATCATAGATATACAACTGGAGAAGTTTTTACTGAACACGAATGGAATGCACTAAAATCAGAGAGACTAATTAGATTTAGAAATCTATCTGAACCAAAAAAGAAGTATTATGACTTAAAACACTTTGGCAAATCTGGACCAACTCGCCCGGGTATTCGTAGAAAAAAATCAAATAATGTAGATGAATACTATAAATTTACTGCACCAAGGCCAGTAAAAAGAAAACTAACACAAAAAGAAATTGATGCAGGTTCTACATTCAGACACTTTATTACAAAGAGAAATGAAAGAGAAAGAGTCTTTTTTGAAATATCACCAGAACAATCACAAAAATATGGTGATACTAGTAGTGGTATAAATCAATATCTTTATGAAATGATTTCAATGCCTTGGAAAGTAGATGGACCTGAATTTGATATTCACGATGGTTATTTATTAAAGATGCCCGGAGTGATAGATACTAATTTACGGATAATAGATAGATATGCAAAGAAATTCCGTTTGATTTCACAGTTAGTTCGTAATCCAAGAGAATTAACAGTATATGAGAATGTTCCTGCGATAAAACCTAGAGTTGAAACAAAAGAACCTCCTATTGTAAATACCTCTTCTCCTGAAAATTCTATATCGGAAATACCATTCAATCGAATTTCTGCCGGTACTGAGGTATCTCCTATTGGTCTTGGTTACGAAGATAGATAAATTTTTATTTTGAATTTATGTAAAAAGTTTGTATATTTGTGATTATCTATATTCAAAATAAAATTCACTATGATATTTGAAGAAAAACCTTCGGTTTGCATTCCAATCATAAGCAATCCAAACAAACACCAATCTGCAGTTGGTATTATCGGTATGTATTTTCTGTTTACTGACGGAGAAGAACAATGCATAAACTTTACACATCCAGATGAAATAGATACAGACATTCAGTTGAATGAAATTAAACTGCATCCAAAAACACTTGTATTCAATAAAAAAGCATTAGTGTATAATGGGTTTAATTGTGGTATTGATCTAAATTCATATCTGCATTATTACATCAGTGACCACATCAATCCAAAGGAATTTTACCCGAAAGGAATGGAAACACTTGCAAACAAATTTTACAAGATAGAAGATTTAGGCCATGTGATACCACTTTCAAAACAATTGGAATGGGCAAGAAAGATTGCAAAATATGTTATGAAGATTTACACGGATAATCCAATTGAACAACATTGTATTGATTACTGTAATGACTTTTTTACGGTATTCCATGCGATTGAAAGAAATGATATTCTTGCTGGCGATGAAATAAAAAAACAAAATTATATGTGGTATACGGCAACCGGGAGACCAAGTAATGCTTGGGATAGTTTTAATTTCTCCGCAATGAATAAGAAAGACGGTAGCAGAGATAAAATCCGTTCAAGGTTTGATGGTGGTAAGATAGTTCAGTTTGATTATGATGCATTTCATATCAAACTACTTGCTAAGATATTAGACTATCAATTTGAAAGACATCCATACGAACAAATAAAAGATGAATTAGGAATTGATATGGACTACGATCAGTTCAAAAGTAAAGTGTTTCAAAACATATATGGAACTATAACTCCAGAGTTTATAGTACATCCTTTCTTCACAACCATTCAGGCAATGATTGATGAACTGTATTCTGTGTATGAAACGGATGGTATGGTGAAGTCTTGGTTTTACGAAAAGAATTTTAGAGATATTCAAAATGTAACTCCTAATAAAGTATTCAATTATGTTCTTCAATCGTTAGAAACAGAATACAATGTTCGTAAAATAAAAAGTATTTTACCATACTTGAAGAACAAGAAGTCTGTATTTATGATGTATCTATACGATGCATTTGTTTTTGATATTCATCCAGATGAAATGGATTTGATTTATGTTTTACAGTCTGCTTTTGAGACCGATAATATGTCAATAAAAATTTATGTTGGCGAGGATTTTGGTCACATTAAACAAATTTATTAACATATTTATATGAAGTACATATGTATTCTAAACTTAACAAATATGGTTTTATATGGATTTTAATGAAATTACAAGAGAATTGATTGAAAAGATAGGCACGGATAGATTTAATGTCTACAATGACGCACACATGAATACGGCAAAAGAGATACTATCAAGATACATAGACAACGAGGAGTTGTTATTTCACGTAATGCTTGCATTGAAGTTTCCGGATAATAGTGATAAAAAATCTTAACTAATGAGAGAGATGCATTGAAGACACAACTTGTTTGTACATTTGCAAAAAAGTATGAGTTAGAAAAAGTAATAAACGATATAAATACAAACTTTTCAGTATTAAACAACAAAATTTTTATTTTCAAGTCATTTGAAATAAAAGACGATTGTATTCTGTCATATAACATAATCATGGACAGTTACAAGAAGTTCTTACCAAATTCAATAATGGTTCATCAAAAACGTGAGACAAATACAATTTATACAATAAATGCTCTTAACGAATTGATAATGAACTTAAACAACGGCATTCTTGATAAAAAATACCCTATTGAATGGGAGCGGTATAGAAATTGTGCATTATTAAAAAATAAAGAAGGGTTCCGCGTTATTAAGATTTTTCTTGTTAAAGTTCAGGCATTTTGATATTTATTTACTAGTATTGGATATAACTAAATGAAAAAACGTATGACTAAATCAATTATTGACGAAATAACAAATAGAGTTGTTAAAAAAATTCTCGAACAAACTGATTCCGTTAAAGAAGGAACCGGATTTGATAGTATATTTGAAGAACTTAAAAAGAAACTATCAGATGTTTCTATGCTACCTGATAATATGATAGATGCTAGTATGTATAAAGAACATGAGATAGTTGATGCTCTGAAAGAAATTGGCTATATCTATAAGAAACCAATGGGTGGCAAGTTACATTTTTTCAATAAGGAAACCAGTATAAGTGTTTATCTATTACAAAATTCTGGTAAACTAACATTATTACCGTGAGAAATATATGAAAAAGGTTAAGAAAAAAATAAATGAATCAATCACCGAATCGGCAATTAGTCCATTGGGTTATATTATTTTTATAGATGCTGCAAATTCAATAGAAGGTGCCCGTGGCGGGTACTTGAAAATGTCATTCCCATCAGAAACACCAGATGTAATAAAAAATTGGTTTAGTCCATTGGTTAGTTCTAAATCATACGATGATGTAAAAGACAAGCTTAGATCAATAGGATCTAGATTCTCAAACAATCCTTCATTGAAGGCATTGTTTAATTCTTTGGCAAAGTTAAAGTCTTCATCTTATTCGGAAGAAGATAAGGAATCACATGAAAATGATGTAGAATTGATTATCAAAAGAATAAGCACATACATCAAACGAAAATTAACTGACGCAGATATAAAAGTTTTGGAAGAATTAGTTGAGAATATAAATTCTGTTGTTGAAGCCGTATCGAAAAAAATTGATGACGAAATTTCATCATTGGCAGAGCCAACCGAATCAACACCCGAAAAAGAAGAAGAACCAACTAAAAAAGAAAAGAAAGAAAAAGAAGAACCAAAGACTGAAATAAAGGTCAATGAAAGATTGCGTAATAAATTTCGTAAAAAAATAAAAGAAATAATTAGGACTCACTTATTTTCTGTAAAGAATTTGTGATTAAATTGTCTGATATATTAAAAGAACTTATCAAGTACAACAAATAATTTTAGGAGTTTTTATCAATAAGAAAATCATAGTACATGATTTAGTTGCAGAAAACAGAAAATTGCAAGATACATTTAAAAAGAGATTAAATGAAGGTTTCTTTGATAATGTATTGAAAAAAGTTGGTATGGGTGAGCCGGAAGCTGTTAAACAAAAGAAAGTTTCATCCATGACACCAAAGGAACAAGAACTGTATGATAAGGCAAAAGCGGCAGCTGGAACTGCAGCTGAAGATGCGGCATGGGCAGAATATGAAGCCGAAAAATATGGTAGTCCTGGAAAATCACCAGTTCTTGGGAAACAAGAAACACCTATGGCACAAGAACTTCAAAAGAAAACTGTTGAAGAATTGGCAAAAGATATGGGTATTGATTTCTCAAAAATAAAAATGAATTTTGATGGAACTATTGATTATAATGGTAACTTTGATTTTCTTCCAGTACGGCATACTGATGATAAAAAGAATCTTTTATTGCCAATGAATTATGTTGAAGAATTGGCATTTTTTCCAAATGTGAAGGGTGAAATATATTCGATATACAAGGGTTTGCCAAAAAAGGCAGGATCGGTTGATTTATCACATCCAAAACCAGGTGATCACAATTTTTTCGAGACATTTAAGACAAAAGAAAAATTAATTGATTATATCAAGAAAAACGTTCAGGTAAGTAAACCACTTGAAGTTAATTATAAATTTGCATCTGAAATGGATGGACCAGGTGGTCGTTCTGATGATTACGAGGATCAAATGTCCAGATAAATTATCGCCAATCAAAAATATTAAAATGGGAAGTCTTCGGGTTTCCCATTTTAATTTATAGAAATAAAAATAAAATTGCTTGCTTATTAAACATTAAATCCATATATTAGTATTGTTCTATTAGATATAACAATCTTTTAGTAACGATTAAACATTATTTATTACACATTCGGAGAAACATCATGGGTATTAACCTCGATGCAATCAAGAGCCGTTTGAACTCTTTGAAAAATACAAACAATCGCACATCTAACATTTGGAAACCCGATCCAGGTGAAACACAAATCAGAATTGTTCCTTACATTCACAACAAAGAAAATCCGTTTATCGAATTGTATTTTCATTACAACTTGGGTAAAAGGTCTATTCTTTCTCCCGCATCATTTGGTCGTCCTGATCCAGTGGTTGAGTTTGCAGAAAAACTTAAACAGACTGGCGATAAAGAAGATTGGGTAATGGGTAGAAAATTGGAACCCAAAATGCGTATCTATGTTCCTGTAATTGTTCGTGGTCAAGAAAATGAAGGTGTAAAGTTTTGGGGATTTGGTAAACAAATCTATGAAGAACTACTTGCTTTCTTTGTTGATCCTGATTACGGTGATTTGTCTGATCCAAAATCTGGTCGTGACATTGTTGTTACCGTTAAGTCACCAGAAGAAGCCGGTAAGACTTATGCAGAAACAAGTATTCGTGTTAAACCAAAAGAAACACCTATTACAGAAAGTGCAGATGTTCTTGAAAAGATTAAGTTACAACCACAGATTACAGAATTGTATCCAGAATCATCTTATGATGATTTGAAGATTCAATTACAAACTTGGATGGGTTCATCATCACAAGAAGAACCGTCTAAGGATTTGAATTACAAACAAGAAAAGAGTGATACAATCAAGACCACTACATCTGCTGAAGATGCTGGTGTTACATTTGATGATTTATTTTAATAAGGATGGGTTATGGCAAAATCAAAGAGTGACCTTTCCGATGAACTCGGTGGGGTCATTGCCGAAACTATAAACAAACAATTCAAAGCTCAAAACATTAAGACGGCATACTTTCTTGAAGGTGATAGTGATGCACCTACGATAATAAAAGAATGGGTTGGAACTGGTTCAACCATGTTGGACTTGGCCATTTCTAATCGTAAGTATGGTGGTTTTCCTGTTGGTCGTGTATCTGAAATAACAGGTCTCGAACAATCTGGTAAATCATTGTTGGCAGCCCATGCACTTCTTAACACACAAAAGAAAGGTGGTCTTGCAGTTTATATTGATACAGAGAATGCAATTGCAACCGAATATCTAAGTGCGATTGGTTTGAACTTAAAAGATATGTTATACATTCCATTGGAAACCGTAGAGGATATTTTTGAAACCATTGATGTTATTACTGATAAAGTTCGTTCATCGGATAAAAACAGATTGGTTACTATTGTTGTAGATTCTATTGCCGGTGCATCAACTAAAACAGAAATGGCTGCAGATTTTGACAAGGATGGATATGCTACGGCAAAGGCACTTATCATTTCAAAGGCATTGCGAAAGATTACAAATCTTATCGGTAGAGAAAGAATTTGTTTGATTATCACAAACCAACTTCGTCAGAAATTAAATGCCCCAGCATTCTCTGATCCTTGGACAACACCTGGTGGTAAAAGCATTCCTTTCCATGCCTCTGTTCGTATTCGTCTATCTTCAATCGGTGCCATTAAGGCAAAGAGAGAAGGGCGTGATGAAGTAATTGGTTCGCGAGTTAAGGCAAAGTTAGTCAAAAATCGTTGTGGACCTCCTTTGCGAGAATGTGAATATGAAGTTTACTTTGATAGTGGGATTGATGATTATTCTTCATGGCTAACTACTATGAAGGAACACAATCTTGTTTCACAATCAGGTGCTTGGTATCAATGGACTGACAAAAGATCTGGAGAAGTTATTAAATTTCAATCAAAAGAATTTGTTGAAAAGATTATGAGTAATCCGGAACTTTTGGATATAGTCTACTCTGAAATTGCAGAAAAAGTAATTATGAAATATAAGAAATTAGATGAAGCACGCATAGATGCTGTTATTTTATCTGATGATCCTATATTAGATGATATTTGATCTGATACTCCGTTAAGAACTATGAAAAGAGAATCATATGATTCTCTTTTTTTTTTATTTTGCAATGTCATATTTTTTTCGTATATTAGTATTGATAAAATAATATATGGAATTGGTTACAATGAACAAAAAGTATCAAAGACTTTTGCAAGAAATAGAAACCGATAAAGCTGAACAAATCAATTTGCACCGCGATAGTAAAGTTTTGATAGTTGATGGCATGAATCTTTTTATCCGCACTTTTTCGGCAATTCCAACTCTAAATGCGGATGGCGTTCATGTAGGCGGACTTTCTGGTTTCTTGAAGTCCCTTGGGGCAATAATTCGTATGACATCACCTACGCGGGTTGTTGTTGTTTTTGATGGTAAAGGTGGTTCACAAAGAAGAAAAGAAATCTATTCAAACTATAAAGAAGGTAGGGCAATCAAGTCACGGCTAAATCGTGTAGTTGGGTTTGAAGATATTGAAGATGAACAATCCTCAATGAAGTATCAACTGTTTCGTGTTTTTTCATACCTACAAAATCTGCCACTTACTATTATCTCCATTGATAAAATTGAGGCAGATGATGCGATTGCCTACCTTTCTTATTATTTTAAAGAAAAATCGGTGATACTATCTAATGACCGAGACTTTCTACAATTAGTTTCAGATAAAGTTAGTGTCTATTTGCCAACTAAAAAGAAAATGTATACTCCAGCTAATCTTTTGGAAGAAACGGGTATATGGTGTGAAAACTATATCATATACAAATCTTTACTTGGTGATAAAAGCGATAATGTAGTTGGTATTCGTGGTCTCGGCGATAAGACGATACTAAAGTTCTTTCCAGAATTATCAGAAAAAAGAAAAATAGATTTGGAAATGTTCATAGAAATTTGTAAATTACATGATAATAAATCCAAAGCAATTCAAGAATTAAAGAACAACCTAAATGTACTGCAAATCAATCACAGAATCATGCAATTAAGTGATGTTGATATTTCACAGAGTACCAAATCAACGATAAGACATTTAGTTGATGGTGAAATTGATGCAATCAATAAGGTTGAACTCGATAAACTATTTATAGAAGATAAACTACAAACTGTTATATTGAATTGGGATGTTTGGATTCAGACGAATTTCACAACAATAAATTCCATTAGGAAAAAATATGCAGGATAATTTATCCCAGTACGGTCATACCTTTCAGACAAAAGTAATCACTTCATTATTAAACGATAGATCATTTTTACAACAAGTTTCCGATATTATAGATTCAACATATTTTGAATCTCAGGCAAATAATTGGATTGTTACTAGGATAATGGCATATTATGAAAAATATAGAACTGCACCAACTGCTGAAGTTTTCAAGTCCGAATTGATTATGGTCGAAGATAAAGTTTTGAAGAGCACTATTGTAGACGCTCTTAAAGAAAGTGCAAAGTATAAAGATAGTTCGGATGCAGAATATGTAAAATTAACTACACTCGAATTTTTTAAAAATCAAAAGATGAAAGTTGCAATCATTGAGTCTGTTGATTTGCTAAAGAGCGGCAAATATGACCTTATAAAAAAGAAAGTTGATAATGCATTGAAAGCCGGAACTGACAAAGATATTGGACATGATTACATTTTGGATATTGTAGCTAGGTATGAAGAAGGTGCACGAAGTTGCGTACCGACTGGTTGGAATGTTGTTGATGATATTACTAACGGCGGTTTAGCTGCTGGAGAATTGGGTGTTATTATTGCACCCGCTGGCGGTGGTAAATCTTGGGGATTAGTTAGTATTGCCGCTCAAGCAGTTAAAGCCGGTAAGAGAGTTGTGTATTATACATTGGAATTAAATCAATTTTATGTTGCAAGAAGATTCGATGCTTACTTTACAAAAATTGCTTTTCAAAATCTGAATGAAGAACATGCACAAGAAAAAATACGCGATGTAATGGAAACCATCAAAGGTAATCTGATTGTAAAGTGTTATCCAACTAAAACAGCAAGTATCACAACTATCACATCACATATAGAAAAATGTATCAGCCAAGGAAAGCCACCTGATTTGGTTATAGTTGATTATGCAGATTTGATTAGACCCGCTAAAGCCGGTGATAAGAGATTGGAACTAAATGATATTTACGAAGACTTGCGTGGAATCGGTGGAACATATGCAATACCTATTTGGACTGCATCACAGGCAAATCGTTCTTCACTCGAAGATGATGTTATTGAGGGTGGTAAAGTTTCTGAATCATACAATAAGATTATGATTGCAGATTTCATCATGTCACTATCAAGAAAATTAAATGATAAGGTTGGTGGAACAGGTAGATGGCATATTATCAAGAATCGTTTCGGTCCAGATGGAATGACATTCCCAAGTAAAATAAATACAATGAATGGTCACATTGAAATATATGAACCAAGTTCGGATATGGGAAAAACGGTTCAAACATCAATGACAGGTGATGTTAATGTTAAAAAGGCACTTTCACAAAAATTTAAAGAATTGGAAGGATTCTAATACTTATACATGAATTTCGTTTCGTATCGTGTTTTGTTGTTACGATAACATGATTATCAACAAACGAGGTTAGAGAATGAGAACACGGTTTAACCATGAAAACGGTAAGTATGATTTAGATACTGCTGCTGATTTATGTGAAGTGTTTTGTGTTCCAAACGGCGAAACCAATCAATATCTTTTTGAGAATGGTTGGTTGCCAACAAAAAATGGTGAGTGGTATCAATGTAGATCCGCTCGTGTTAAGATTCAACCTATTTCTGGAAACAGAAGAAGAAAAGTAAAAAAAGTAAAGGTTACAAATCAAGGCAATTACAAAGAGATTTTGAAAAATGTTAAACATTTATATCCGTCTGTAATTGTGGATGAAGTGGAAAGTGCATTATCGGTTAAACATGAAATTTATTATTTCAATGATATTGTATTTTCTATACTAAATTGGTATGATGACATACCATATGTTCCTGTTTTGATTGGTGGTAGGTTGGATGAATCTGGTGTTACTCCAAGAGTTCATTATTACTTTATAGACAAATTGGTAGGGCATTCTTACCCATATCTATATGTTTCGGAATGGTATGAACAATTCCAATATAAATCAGAATTGCCAAATTTTGAATGGTGGGATGGTGAAAACTGGGTTAAAAAATAATTTAACAAAACCCAATTTTTTTATTCAAAACCATATACTTATTCGTGTATGGTTTTGTTTTACAGTATTAAAATAACGTTTTAAATAAAAAAATCAATGGAGAAATAAATGGACATTAGCAATCGCATTCTGTCTGAGATCACAGTTTACATGAAATATGCTCGTTTCATACCTGAAAAGAATCGTAGGGAAACTTGGGAAGAATTAGTGACACGCAATAAAGAAATGCACCAAAGAAAATACCCACAACTTAAAGACGAGATAGAAAATGTGTATAAGATGGTATATGATAAAAAAGTTTTACCATCAATGCGTTCATTGCAATTCGGTGGTAAACCCATTGAAATTTCCCCAAACAGAATCTATAACTGTGCTTACTTACCAATAGATGACTGGCGTGCTTTCGGTGAAGTGATGTTTCTTCTTCTTGGTGGAACCGGTGTAGGTTATTCCGTTCAGAAACATCATGTTGAAAGTTTGCCACCAATTCACAGACCAAAATCAAAAGAAAGAAGATTTCTTATTAGTGATTCAATTGAAGGTTGGGCAGATGCAATTAAAGCATTGATGAAGTCTTATTTCACAGGTGGATCATCAATTCGTTTTGATTATTCCGATATTCGTCACAAAGGTGCTCGTCTTATTACAAGTGGTGGAAAGGCACCAGGTCCAGAACCACTACGAATTTGTATTGAAAAGATTAGAGCTATACTTGATTTAAAAACAGATGGTGATCAACTTCCACCAATAGAAGTTCACGATATTGTTTGTCACATTGCAGATGCAGTTCTTGCAGGTGGTATTCGCCGTGCTGCTCTCATTTCTCTTTTCTCTGCAGATGATGACGATATGATTTCATGTAAGTTTGGAAATTGGTGGGAACTAAATCCACAAAGAGGCAGAGCCAATAACTCGGCAGTTCTTCTTCGTAGTAAGGTATCAGAAGAATTTTTCAAATCACTTTGGAAGAAAATAGAGTTATCAAATGCAGGTGAACCCGGTATTTATCTTTCAAACGATAAAGATTGGGGAACCAATCCTTGTTGTGAGATTGCACTTCGACCATTTCAATTCTGTAATTTATGTGAAGTAAATGTTTCCGATGTTGTTGACCAATCCGATTTAGAATCAAGAGTTCGTGCCGCTTCTTTCATAGGAACTTTACAAGCTGGTTATACTGACTTCCATTATCTTCGTCCTATTTGGCAAAGAACAACTGAAAAGGATGCACTACTTGGAGTTGGAATGACCGGTATCGGTTCCGGTAAAGTTCAGAAATTAGATTTGAAAGCCGCTGCTAAAACATCAAGAGAAGAAAACGAAAGAGTTGCTGAACTTATCGGTATAAATAAATCTGCAAGAACAACAACGATTAAACCTGCTGGAACATCATCATTAACATTGGGTTGTTCATCCGGTATTCACGCTTGGCACAATGATTACTACCTACGCCGTGTTCGTGTTGGTAAGAACGAGGCAATTTATACTTATCTTTCAATCAATCATCCCGAATTGGTAGAAGATGAATACTTCCGCCCACATGATACTGCCGTCATTGGTGTTCCACAAAAGTCACCAGAGGGTTCAATACTTCGTAGTGAAAGTCCTTTGCAGTTGTTGGAAAGAGTAAAATGGTTCAATCAGAATTGGATTAAACCTGGTCACAGAACAGGTATGAACACACATAACATATCTGCAACAGTTTCCATCCGCGAACATGAATGGACTGCTGTTGGTAATTGGATGTGGGAAAACCGTGAACACTTCAATGGTCTTTCTGTTCTCAACTACGATGGGGGCAGTTATATCCAAAGTCCTTTCGAGGATATTACAGAGGAAAAATACAATCAGTTAATGGAAACTCTGCACGATGTTAATTTGTCAAATATAGTGGAACTCGAAGACAACACGGACTTGACCGGTGAATTGGCTTGTGCTGGTGGTGCCTGCGAAATTAAGTAAGTAATAGTGTTATAGTTCTTTGGGAATAAGGAGAAAAGTTATGGAATTTTTAATGCCATTTTTGTTGGGTATATGTGCAGTTATAGTCGTGACGTTAGTTGCGGTTGTAGTTGTGGGTGTGTTCAAGATTAGTAGATTAAACAAAGAACTAAATAATTTAGAGAGGGTAGTTGATACAGTAGTTAATAATTTGGATCAAAGAATTACATCAACAGAGGATGATTTGAAACGAACAATTGATTCCAGAGTTGATAGCTTGCGTTCAGCTATTGAAAAAGAACAACAGTTCATACATGAACGGATTGGTAATGCAGGAACAAACATTGGTAATGAAATAAAATTCGTGCATGAAAGAATTGATGGGCTGAGTGCTAAAATTGATGGTTTGGGTAAAGTAAAATAAAAATAAAGTATAATTATTATTAAACACATTATCCAAAGAACTATAACACATATTTTTGATATAACATGATTAAATTAAAGAAATTATTGAAGGAGAGTGGGAACATGTTTCCCGATGCAGTGGGGATTAAACAAAGTGAAGTGACGGCAACTATCTCAAAAATTGAGACAGTTGTTTTGAAACCACTCGGTCTTATTGGTTTTGGAACAGATTGTTTCATACTCGGTAGTGCAGGAAAAAAATCAGCTGACCAATTATCAGGTGATTTGGATATTGGTGTTTCAATGGATCAATTGGCATCCGCTAATAGTTTAAAATTGAGTGATGTATTCGATTGGTTGATACAAAAATTAGAAAAAATGGGATATGATGCAAAGTCACTTCGTGGGTTCTCACAAGTTTCTATATCATTTCCAATAGTAGGCAGAGTTACGGAAGAACCAGTGCAAGTTGATTTAATGTTATCAAACAATGTTAATTGGACACAATTTGTATATTCATCTCCAGATTATTCAAAGGGTGAATCTAAATACAAGGGAGCATATAGAAACTTTTTATTGGCCGCTATTGTTTCTGCAGTTGATTACAAAGTATTAAAGAAAACCGATAAGAATGTTCCTATTGAAATTGAGAAGTATGTTATGAGACAGGATAAAGGAATTTATAGATTGACAAAAAGTTATGCTGGTAAAGGTGGTAGTATTATTAAAGCCGGTAAAATTATTGCAGGCAGTGAGAGTTTCTTAACACAAACACCGGAAGAAATGATAAATTTCTTTTTGGGAGACCAGTACACTATCGCAGATGCGGCATCATTTGAAAAATTGTATGATGCTGTATTCAATAAAGAAAGTAAGGTTTCAGGAATGCGAGATACAATTCGCAAGTTTTTTATACAAAGTATAACCGATGCAAAACTACCGATACCGGAGATAATGTAGGTTATATTACACACAGGAGGTTTTATGTCAAAACAGGAAATCTATGTCCAACTAACAAACTTATTTAATGAGTTTACAGTTGCACATAATTCAACAAAAAAGAAAGATGCAGCGGCTGCTCGTAAGGCGGCAGGTGGAATTAAGAAATTGATTACACCATATAATCAAGCTTCCGTAGCTGAAGCCAAAGGATCTAAGTAATAGAAATTAAGGGTGGTGGAAACATCACCCTTTTTTATTTCTAACATATTTATTGTTACAATGGTATTTTTCATAACAAGGCAACAAAATGGGATGGCGTAATGTTAGAAAGAACAACCAAAAAATACAAAGATGTGTTGGCAAAAGTATGTTTGATACTAGGAACTTTCTTCAATCCGCTTGGATTCGATGCGGCTTTTGCTTTAGTAACGAAACTTACCAAGAGTTACATCATTACCGATATTATATTTTACTCGGTAGCGCTGTTATTTTTTGGACTTTATTTCATATTATCCCGTAAATAAACATTGGAGTTTGTAATGAAATCTCTTAAATTAAAAAGTCTTTTATTGAAAGAAGAAGATGAAGGACTTGGAAAAAAAGTAAAAACTGTTATAAAGAAAATTGAAAAGGCAGTTGAAGAAAAAGGTGATACAACACAGGCACTTATAGAACTTGCCAAGATGGTCGGTGAAAAGAAGTGTGTTACTAAATTGGAAGCAATAAAAGATATTGAGAAGGCAGAAGAAGGAACACCATACTTTATCGATCAATACAAAAAAGAAGTTGAAAAATGTTTGATGGATATTGTCAGAGAAAAGTTTGAAGCAAAAGAATATGGTGCAGTAATCAGTTCTATGTGATTTAATTATTGTTATGTGGATATAAATTAACATGAGCAAATTTAAGATTAACGATGTATGGTCTAACGATCAAATTCTAGAGGAAATAGTAAATAGGTCTGCAGATTGGGATAGCTTAAACACCACAACTGAAACAGACTTAATGGGTGTTTTAAAATTAGCGGATCCATGTACTGCGGTTGAATGGAAAGAATTTGCTGGAAATAAACTATACTTCGATGATACCCCATTAGATTTGCCAAAAACCGGCAAATGGAAATATCGTTTACCGGTTACATATAATAAAACAACAAACATAGTAAATGCTCCAAACATAACATTCCCAAATGTTAAATCCATAAAAATTGAAGATAAGTCAAAGGGTGGATTCCGAGAAAACGAACACTACTATATTAGATCAAATGGTCAGGTATGGATAAAAGGATCTAGACCATACTTAAATTTGAGTTTAACTGTTAATTGGAAAAATCAACTTGGTGTGGAAAGTAGTACAAGAGTAGATATACCACCCGATGATTTCTTCATAAACGGTGACTTTATATCTATTTCGGATAAAAAAGTTAGAGTGCCATACCGACCTTGTTACAAAGGATTTGAAGCGATATACAACATTTACAGTTATGTTGTTACATTTTATAGAAAGTTTTGTATACCAGGTTCATTTTCAGGACCAGATGATATTAACGAAGTTTCAGATCCTTACCTAAATGTTTTCAAACCGGGAACACTAATATATCAAGAAGGAAAAATAAGAGACATTAGTAATGTTAGTTTGGTAGACTTTACAATATCACCCGATGTCTTCTTTGTTTCAAGTAGTGTTGAAACAATAACAAAACAAGTAAAAGAATATAAAGAACAAACTAGATTTTCTGATTTGCTTGATTGTGAATGTGTTGAATTGAATATAATAACACCGCCTACTGTTAATCGTTTCTTAACACCAAATTGCGATTGCACAGTAACAGTTAGTGAAGAAATTTATATTATATGTCCAGATCAGTTTACACAAAAGGCATATGATGAATATCTTGCTGGAAGACAAACTCCTCCCGAATTGGTTGATCTTATTGATGGTAACTCACCAAACGGTTTACCGAGTTCAACTCCTGATTTACTTTCACCAACATACAGAAGAATAATAACCGCAGATCCTTGTGACTTCGGTGATGCATCAAGTAGAGTTTGGCAAAGATTTGCTCGTAGAGATGTTCGTGATATTGTAAAGAATGAAATTGATGGACTATTTGATGGTCAAGAATCTTTGAGTTGTCTTGCTACAAGTTCCATACAAACACAGGCATCTAAATTGTATTATTATGATATTACTGATTGTGCTATATGTGATGTTAGTAAATCATACTTTTCAGTATCATTTGGTCATAGTCAAGGTTCTGGATCTAATTTTGAAGAGTTTGAAGATAGTGATTCGCCATCAAAATCAATCCACAGTCAATACAAATTGAAAACGTTAGATACTTTTTCTGATGAATGTGTTTACTATAATAACTCAACCGAATACACATCATCTATGGTATATGTTATGACTTTCAGTAGAGACAGTATAAAGGATAAAATAGATGCCGGAAACTTCCAGATAAATCTTTCTGAATTGAATGGATTATCTTATGTAAATAATGTACACACAGGAAGTAATGTTGCGGTTAGTTCATCTAATAAAGTATTATCGTTAATAGATAATTCAGGCGATTTAACTGAAATAGAATCTTGTAGTGATAAGAGTTCTATGTATTCGTTTGATATTGTTAGTGGTTCACTTTCAAGTGGGATATACAGTAATGGTGTAGGAACTGCTGCTAATAACAATAGTTTCAAAACATACGGTAAAGTTTATCCAAATATGGGTGTAGTTGTTTTAAGTGGTGAACTATTAAATAGCGAATTGAATTTCAATAGTGTTACAGGTAGTAATATCAATGGTGACAATTCATATAAATTATTTACATCATTGAGTGGATCAACTGCATTGGGTATGCCTACGAAATTCAGAAATGCTAGACAAAGAAACATACGAAATTACTCTGTTAGAATTGCTCCAGTAGAGTGTAATTATTCTAATAACCCAACATACTTGAAAGAATATGGAAGAATAAAACAAGCATGTTTCATAGATAATCCTGTTATCTACATAACAACAGTTGGCCTTTACAATAGTTCCAGAGAGTTGGTTGCTATTGCGAAATTAAGTAAGCCAATAAAAAAGACAAAAGACGATACCATAGATATAAAAATAAGGTTGGGTCTATAAAAAAAGATTTGCTAGTTATGTATATTTTTATTATATTTGGTTATTCATTTATCACATAGGAGTTTTGTTATGACTAATATGGAAGTATTCGATAGAGGTAAAATTGTAGAAACTTTCAATTATATGGATGATTTTGATTTAGAAAATTCTTATATCGGTTATCTTATACAATTAAATGATATTATCTATAAAGTAATTGCAACGAATCACAATATGTTAATTGATCCAGAAAGTGAAGCTGAGATATTAGCAACGGATATAAATGACATTTATTATCAAATAGAACAATCTATGAATGAGCCGTTTAGGATTGAAACAAAATTAGTTGATGATTTTGAAGAAAAGAGTGACATTGAAGTTGATGATGGAGTAATAAAATATAAAGGCAGAGTTGTTGCAAATCGTTTTACAAATGAAAGTATTTTTGACCAGTATAAAGAAATCGATGCTTGGAAAATAATTGATGACGATGGATCAAATGATGGCACAAACGGCAATGTAAATAATACTATAATAGATTTTTATAGACCTTGGTAATACAAACATGATTGCAATTAAACATTTCACAGCAGCGTGGTGTCAACCATGTAAACATTTAACACCCGTGATCGATCAATTGAGAAGCGAGAATCCATCCGTTGGCTATCAAAAAATTGATATTGATAATAATCAAGATGTGGCACAACAATACGGTGTGCGTGCAGTTCCAACTATTATTTTTGAAAAAAATGGTAAAGTGGTTCAACAAGTAATTGGTGTTCAATCAAAATCATATTATCAATCAGTTATAAAATCTATTTAAGGTGAATTATGTCAGACTTCTTTCAATATCCAACGAAAGATGTTACTGTGAATCTTCCAGATGTTGTCATTGAAAAACATGAAAACATTTGGGTAGTCCGTGATGATTTACTTCCGGGTGGAACAAAAAGACGTTTCCTTTATCGGTATCTTCAATCACAGTCTCATGTTCGAGAATGGGTTTACGCCTCACCGAGAGTTGGCTATGCTCAAGTTGCACTTGCTTATGCTTGTAAAGATTTAGGATTGAAGGCAACCGTTGTTATTCCAAAAGGAAAACACTTACCACTAACAACAGAAGCACTATCAATTGGTGCAAACATTATAGAAGTTCCTATGGGATTCCTCACCCACATTCAGCACGTTGCTAAAAAGTATGCCCTCGAAACACCTGACACACAATTATTACCATTCGGTCTTGACCATCCTGTTGTTATTGATGAAGTTGCTAGAATTGCTAGCCAATTGCCAATCAAACCAAAAGAAGTTTGGTCTTGTATAAGTTCAGGAGTTCTTTCAAGGGGATTACAAAAGGCATGGCCACACGCTAAAGTGTATGGTGTTAGGGTTGGCCATAATACAACAGATAGAGAAAAAGGTAGGGCAGAATTATTCCTATCGAAATATAAATTTGAACAGAAATGTAAACCTGCAGAGAAACCACCGTTTCCTTCTTCGGATTACTATGATTCAAAAGTTTGGTCATTTATTAAAGAACACGCATCACCTGATGCATTATTTTGGAATGTAGGAGGTTAGTATGAATTCGCATAGTTATTACCCTTATGGATATTCAAGAACGAATGTAAATGTAAAATATAAAAATGATTTGGATCTAACCGTAAAATTTCGTAAGTTAGTTCCAGACGCAGTAACACCACAGTATGCACAAGATGGTGATGCTGGTATGGATTTGACGGCAACATCATTTAGATTTACCGATACATTCATGGAATACGGAACAGGTATCGCCGTAGAAATTCCAAGTGGTCATGTTGGTCTTTTGTTTCCAAGAAGTTCAATCACAAAGGCACCATCTGGAGTTTCACTAAAAAATTCAGTTGGAGTTATTGATTCAAACTACCGAGGTGAGATTCTTGTTAGGTTTGAAAAACCAACACATGAATGTTATGTT